GGAGATATGACGCCCAAGATCATTATGAGCAAGAAGAGCGTGAAGAGCGTTTTGCCCAGCAAGTTAAGCAGGGCTATTATGATGATATTCATTATGATAATGAGAGAGACGATTATGGTGATGATAGAGATTATGACCGGTATGATGAACCCAGTTCAGACGAGGAAGATAGGCGTTTTAGGAGATATGACGCCCAAGATCATTATGAGCAAGAAGAGCGTGAAGAGCGTTTTGCCCAGCAAGTTAAGCAGGGCTATTATGATGATATTCATTATGATGAGAAGAGGGATAAGTATTATTTAGACGATGATGCTGGTTGGGCTGAATTTATTGATATTGGCGATGCCATGGACTATGATTATGCTAGAGATAATAAGAGGTTCCATAGGATGCGCAAGATTGATTTGTTCGGCGATTCCTCAGAGGAAGCTCGTGGGAAACGCAAACCCTCCAAGGGTGTATATAAAGCTCGTTACTCTGCTCCTAAATCTGAGGCCCGTAAGATTTTGGTTTTGAAGCCGGGCAGGTATCCAGGGCAGGATGTAAGATCCGAGTCAGTCGTGAAGTCTGAGTTGAGTGAGAGGCCTTCTACTTTGGGAGAAGAGAAGAAGAGGATAGCTACGCCTAAGAGTAGTGTGGTAAAGGACTGGTACGATGTACCCGCGAACCGCGAAAGTTGGCTAAAGAGCGTTGAGCGGAAGGAAGAAGCTAAAATTCCTGGTGCTCAGTTGATGGAAAGTGCTAGTGCTCCCCCCTATCTTGCCTGGTATTCGGGCAATGAGCTTATGGGGTGGATGGCTAAAGTTAGACTTTTGGATAATAATTCAAAAGTGTCAACAACGCTTTATTTGTTGCCCAAACATTTTTTAAGATTTAAGGATCTCACCATTAGGAGGTTGGATGGCACAACAGTTGTTGATGCGAGTCCAGCCCTCTCGTGTGTTGAGCACCCTCAGCTGGATCTTATGATCTATATCAATCAAAAGGTTGATAAAGCGGGCCATATAAAAATTTTTGGGAATGTTGGTTTGGTTCAGGAAGGTGTTTCAAAATCGCTTAATATCACTGTGTTGAGGCAGGAGAAGTGGTTTAACAGTCCGAGCGTACAAGAGTGGAAGCCTCTCAGTTTAAACTCCGAGCAGAACTACTGGTGTGGTTCTGAAGCCGGAGACTGTGGAGCGCCTGTCTACAATTGTAATGGGAGTGAAAAAATCGTGTATGGAGTGCACGTCGCTGGTAAGGAAGGCGGTCCCAATTCCTTTATTTGTTATTCGCCGTTGGTGATGGCTTGGGCAAAATCTCAGCTCAACATCGCTCAGTGTAGGATTAGCGAGAGTTATTTACCGCTAACTGAAACCAACGAGAGTTTCGAGTATATGGCCAGTGTTGCTTATTGTCCGAGTGGTGCCAAGATGCTCGGAAACAAGTCACCCATTTGTGATAAGGAGAGTCCGGAATGGAAGGATTTTCTGCAAGGGGGCTTGTGGACGGCGCCAAAGTAAATAAATACGCCACTCACAGAGGTGTGAGAGCCAACAGATCTAATTTTGAGAAATCAATTAGAAAATGTGACGTACCTATGATCTTTCCCGATGATCAACTTCAGTGGCGGGTTGAGAAAGAATGCTCACTCTATTTGGCTCCTGCCCTCACTTCCACGGTTCTGCAGGCGCATGACCAAATTTATATTGATAGTAGTACTTCGCCGTCTTCTTACTGGAAACGTAAGGGATGTAAAACGAAAGGGGAAGCTTTGAAGCACCCTGATTTTGTGAATGCCTTTTTTAATGTGAATGAGGAAGTAGTATGTGATTATAATCCAAAGTATGAGGCTTTGCCCTCAGAGTCTATAATTGTTGATAATAAAGTGCGCGGGACGTTTAATCCCCCGGTGCATAGTATTGTTAGAGAAAAAGTGCTTTTTGAGAACCAGAATAGGCAGTTGAAACTTTTTTCCCGTGAGCCTGAGTACCCTATAAAGTATGGTTTTGTTAAACAGTATGGGGGTTTCTCCAAGTTAGGAAAAATTTTCGAGCGTTATGAGTATTGTGAGACTGACGATTGTCAGGGCTGGGATAGGATTGCTTTCTTAGGTAGGGCATACAATTTGCGTATACCCTATATAGGAGGGATCGATAATCATCTCAACACTCTATATACTTGCATGGCCGTTACGGTTTGGGCTTTAGTGATATGTCCCGATGGCGTGGTTAGAGCCCGCCCAACAGGAAATATCTCGGGAGGTAATAATACAACTGCTGACAATTGTTTGGTCCATTTTCCCATTCTTATTAGAGTTTTCTTTAAAGTGTGGAATCGAGCCTTCGGTTGTTGGCCGAGCATTAAACAGATATTTTCGCAAGTACATTTTGCAATTTATTCTGACGATAGTGTAGTTGGTATAAACCTTTCTTTCTTTAACATGAGTGTGGACGAATACCGCTCTATAAAAATAGAGACGTACTTGGAGTTTGGTTTGGTGTTAAAGGCATCTCAGCATGCGCGTATTGTTGCGTTTGAGAGGCTCGATAATACTATCAAATTCCTGGGAAGTGGTTTTCAGTACTATCCATTTTTAGATTCATATATTCCGTATCCCAATGAGGAAAAGATATGCTCTTCTTTGAAGTATACCCTCGATACGAAGAATTTTACGGACGTTTTTGCTAGAGCTTTGGCTCTGACTATTATATCCGCACCTGTCCCCTGGTTATTCGAGACAGCGAAAAGTTTTTTGAATTTTTTGTCTTATCGCGTTAATTGGTCGGAAACTAACATGTCCCTTGATTGGAAGAGATTCGCACAGGAAGAAAAGTGTGATGCAACTTTTTGGATCATGTGGATGTTGGGCAGAGAGTGCGGCTTCTTCTCTTTTATAGGAGGAAGGTTGGCAAAAGAGATGACTGATAGAGCAGCAAAAGCTGAGCGGTCGCTCGCAAAAACGTGCGGAAAATTGGGTGTTACCGAGGTAGGTAAAAGGTGGTTGGATTTGTGTTTAGATCCTTTTAAAGATTTGAATATGCCGACCGCCGGTTATCCGGACTCCGTGACACTCCCTAGTGTGGTTCAAACAATACATGATAGTTACTCTGTTTCGGTGCCTGCTTCGGTGGCTCCTGGTGCCATTTGGGATACAAACATTTTTATTGATCAACTCTATAATAATGTCCCTTTGGTCAGTACTACGGTAGATTATTTTCAAAGATTTGCCTTAGCAACTGGTCAAGGAGCTACTTCCTATGGTAGAGGTGGCCTCGTTGTGAGGTCCGGCCCTGCAGGTCTCCCTTTAGGTATTACTAGTACAACCTTTGGTGCATCTCTTAAACAAGATGTTCTAAATGAAGGAGATACTCGAGTTATCGGTATCGGTTTAGAAATACATAATACAACAGGAGAATTGTATAAACAAGGAGCTATCGTGTGTTATCGCGTCCCTGACGCCCCCATAATAGATACGCAATTTAATCAAGTTATTGATATGGGTATTACCCCCTGCATCTCGAGTAGTCAAAACGCTGTCGAGCTAATAGAAGTGCCAATTAGTGCATCTCAAGCAATTGATATGCCTGGTTCACTTCAATGGGAAGCGAAGGATGGAGCTTATATAGTTCCGATTCTTTCCGCCCCAACCAATTATCCATCTTCACCCGAAGTTATAGTCCCCTATGAGAGAGACGAAGTTTCGGTTGCTACATACTATCCCAAACTGAGTAGTACTGGTGTAAATAAACTAGTTAGTTTGAATGGAGTGTATTTGAATTTGGTGCATGGGTTTAGCCCCTCAGGGTGTTTTTTAACTGGCTTGAGTTACCAAACAACTCTTCAAGTGAATTTAACCTATTACATAGAAGTTTTTCCAACAAAAAGCTCTGTGTTAAGAAGGTCTGTTCAACCTGCTCCTGGTTTAGATGCCAAAGCATTGGATCTTTATGCTCATATCATAGCCCATTTACCTGTGGGTGTTGAAGTGAATGATAATTTCCTTGGAGCCTTCATCTCTGGCATAGCTAATATAGCTAGAACTGTTGGTGGTTTCCTTGGGCGGAATGCCGGAACCATCTCGCGAGGCGCAGCTCTCGTGAGTGAAATAGCGTCTAATGCAGATAGTAGGAGGTCCCAACGAGAAGAAACTCAAGCAGAAAGATTTGCTCGTATGAATCCAGCGCGTGTTGTCGAAGTGATTGAAGAGGTAAATAGTCCCGCGATCCGTAGAGATATGGAGAGGGCAATTGTTCCCGCCCCAAGAGCTCAACGCCCGTTGGAGATCGTAAGTGTACGACCTAATGGGGAGGTTAGAGTCTCTCAGGCTTATGGTGGGGTTAGCAGGAATATTGGGGGAACTACAAGAAGGACACAAAAAGCGCAGCAAAAGAAAAATCGAATGATTGACAATGCTACCAAAGGGTATGCAGGAAATCGATGGATCGACAATCCGAAGAAGAAGTAGAGCCTTTCCCAAACTGGCTTGATGCTATGGGAATAGGTGATAATTCTTTTATTATCGGTGTTTCATGTTGTTGTGTTTGTTATCTTGTTCTTCTAATTGGGTGTGGAGCCTTTAAAGTTTTTAGCTCCCTGTAAAGTAAGAAAAATTTTGTGTGTCTTCTGTGTTGAAGAGGCGACTTGGTATTCGGCTTGTCCCATTTATACCAATTGCAGTAAAAACTGTTCGGTGTTTCACTGGCGGTTGCCGTCCCCATGGGTTGTGCTTTCGACACAACTATAGGCTTCCGTCGGTGTTGTCACTAGCAGGGCGTTGTAGGAGATTGAAACGGCCCTGAAAAGGTTAAAAGTCCTATCCGTAAATCAAC